CCAAACATTGAGTGACAGTAGTAAAACTTTGTAATTCTATTTGATTAACAAGGCTAATCAACTGAGTATCGTTATTTGCAACATATATTGAAGGTCCTCCACTAACCTTATTAATATATATCGTATAACCATTTGTTGGCGGTGTTATTCCGTGATAATAACCTGTGGATGATGTGGGTCCTTTACCGACATCACCAACACCTAAATAAAAATTACCAATTTTTAAAGACTCAGATAGTTGACCACCACTATTATATTTTACGGAAATTGCCATATGTTATATAAATATACAAAATAAAAAAAGGAGACCGAAGTCTCCTTTAGGGCCGACCAGATTTAGTCGATTCCACCACCTTGTTTTTCTAAACAAGGAAAACACACACTACGAAAAATCAACACTACTTGACACTCGAAGACCATCAACAAGTTTGTCAACATGTTTTCTCCAATCAAGCCATGCTGGTTTCTCATTATTTTTGAAGTACTCTTCATCGGCAATTATACCGTCCCAACTTAACGCCATTTCAATGAATTCTTCAGTATCTTGTAGTTCTCCGTATTCGTCAATTACTCGACCTGAACGAATAAACTTTAACAACTCTTCTTTGTTTGAGTAGTATTTGTTATTATGGAAATTCCAACAGAACTTCCAACCCATACTTCGTTTACCTAAATGAATGTTAACCTCGTTTAAAAACTCATCCCAAGGATTACACCTATCCCAATCATATTCACTAGACTCATCTTTAATTGTCGCAAATCCACGCCCAATTAGAGATACATCAAACCAGTCTAAACGAGAAACTCTATCACATAACTTTTGATGTCTTTCCATCATTTCTTTAGATGCTGGAATTCTGTAAAAATTTGTTCCCATTTTATTTTAATATTTTATTAGTTAACGTATCGATTAAAACTTCATTTTTTTGTGTTGTATCAATAATAGAGTTATAAAATTCTTTGACTTTTACACCCGCAACAATAAAAGTTATAACCAAAAAAATAAACACCGCTTTAATTATTTTTTTCCAAAACTTAAAAAAAAGATAAATTAGTAATATCACTGATATTAAAACCCCAAATAACATACTATCTATATCCATAATTTAAATTATTTAGTTACCAACGCCTCAATTTTACTTTTCATGTGGTCAGCCAACTCGTACTCATTGGTTGAGGTTACGATGATTGAATCTTCCAAGAAACGAAAAGGAATATTAACCAAGAAATCAGTTCCATTAAAAAAAGTTAAGTTGTTTTTTAATTCTAAACATCCTTGAACCATCTTCAAAAACAATTTGAATTGTATGTTATCAACAAAGGTCTCGTTCAAAAGGGTCCCAAACTTTTCGTTCTCGATACGGATTTTATATACTACTGTGTTCATATGTCTGATTATTTATACAAAGATACAACTATTTTTGGATTCTGCCTAATCCTTCCACCAAATTTTTCAAATTTCCATCAGTTTTGATGTTAACTTTTTCAACAACGAATACAAAAGTATCGTTCTCAGGGTTATGAATGAATCCAACTTTAACACTGGTTTCGTTACCGTTATGGATTGTAAACTTACTATTGTTACGATAATCCGTTTCGATATAGTTCCATGGATATTGTTTACACAATTCTTGGTATGCACGTTTGTTAAGGTTTTTTCGTACTTCTTCTCTTTTTTGAGCATCAAACCTACCATTAATAAATTCGAGAATTTTTTTAGCAACAGTCGCACCATTTTTACAGTAACGACCATCTTCATAATTTATTTGAGTTCTAACTTTATAACCCTCATTACGACTACGGTAAGAGTTTCTCGGAGATACGTAATGTTCTGACACATCAATTCTAATACTAGTTCTTGACGTGTTATCAGGAAGTTTACCAGCATAAATGATTTCACAATCATTATATGGTAATTCTAAAACCTCAACAGGAAACTGATTAACATAAACGGTAAACTTTTCGGTTCTTGTTTTTTTAATTAATTCAAAGTCATTTGAAACTTTTTGCATGTGAGAGAAATATAAATCAAAAGCGTCTTCTCTTTTCTTATAGTCAGTAGAGCGACGGTTAATCGTTATTAAAACTCGATTTTTTTCGTTCTCGTAACTCTTTTTAGCAGCTTCTTTATTTGTATTGGTTGTGGTCATATTCTCTGTGTTTGTGAATACAAAGATATAAAAAATTACTTAATTTGCCTCATAATTTCTCGTTTAATATCCTTTTCTTTTAAACTTTCCCTCTTATCGTAAAGTTTTTTACCTTTACCCAACACAATTTCCATCTTTAGTAAACCTCTTTCAGTACTAAAAATCTTATAGGGTACCAATGTTAAACCTTTTACCAATTCTTTTTGTAGTTTAACCAACTCTCGTTTCTTCATTAAGAGTTTACGTTCACGAAGTGGTTCGTGAGTATAGGATTGTTTGTATTCAGGAATGTTCATTCCTTTCACAAAAAGTTCACCATTATTAAAATAACAATACGCATCAACCAATGAAACTTTACCACCACGTATTGATTTAACTTCAGAACCCATTAATTGAATCCCAACAGTAAAAGTATCCTCGAAGAAATATTCGTGACTCACTTTACGATTTACTATGTTGACTTTGGATTTCATAATGCAAATATAGTAAAAAAATAAAAAACCCCAAAAAGTTTCTACACTTTTTAGGGTTTAAAGTTTTCCAACCATTAAAGAAAGGGGGTTTGGCTGTGTATCACATAAATATTCTGTTTTTTTGAAAAGTCTACTTTTGGGTTAAAATTTTCACAATTAATTTGTAAAGTTGGTCATTTTTATCCTCTATTGGTAAATTTTCTAAATTAAAATAACCGCATTCCGTATGTTCTTCACCGTCAGATGCATTTTTTAAATCAGGGTTAATCCTTTTGTCCGTGTCCATTTGAAACACATACATTAACCCTTTATTGTATGAGCCATCCCTATTACTTCTAGTGACAAAACCAACCAAACTTAACTTGTTTTCTAACTTGAGATTAGTTTCTTCGTAAAACTCTCGTTTTGCACCATTCATTGGTGATTCACCATCTTCTAATTTACCCGCAGGTATGGACCAAACACCTGGTAAAATTCCCTCGTTGTTTCTTTTACATAATAAAACACTATCATTATGCTTAACAAGAACACCAACATATCTTTTAACTATTTTCATTCTTTTTGATATTTATGTTTATGATAATAAATATAAATAATAACTCATTTAAAGTAAAATCTGTTTTTACCGAAAAAGATGTACAAACAGGGATGATGGGTAGAAAATTTAATTCTACCTTTAATGGTATGTTATTTTTAATGGATAAAGGTACCCACTGTTTTTGGATGAAGAATTGTATAATACCTTTAGATATTATTTTTATTAAATCAGACAAAATTTCCAAAATACACCATAACTGCAAACCTTGTATGGATAGTGAATGTGAAAATTATTGTGGAAACGGTGATTTAGTTTTGGAATTAGAGGGTGGTACCTGTAAAGATTTAGGTATAAAAGAAGGTGATACTTTATATTTTAACCTTCATTAATCTTATCCTGTAATACTTTAACAAACTCGTTTTGAATCATTTTCGTAAATTTTACGTATGGTGAGTCATCACTTTCGGGGTTGTATTTATATTTACCTTCAGGTGGTCTTTTAGACCTTCCTAAATACCCAAGTCCTGATATATTAGTAATACACTTATGTCCACCACTATTTGACTGTATTAAGTCCCAAGCATTGATTGTTACTTTGTCCAAGATTTCTTTTTCATCTTCACTTAAATCGGTAAATGGTTTATCCATAATTTTACCAATATGAGTTAAAATCTCTTTACCATTATCGATGGTTTTAAAACTATTACCATATAAGGCAACAAAATCTTTAAATGTAAATCCAACCGACATTTCACCAAAACCTTTTGATGATTCAGAAATCCATTTAATTGTTGAAAGTGGTATTTGTCTATCTTTTAATTGTGATTCCCATTTACCCAAAACTTCTTGCGCAATTTCACCTAAATTAACACCTTTTAATTCTCTTTCTTTTTTAAATGGGTTACAAGACGCTTGTACCAAACCTAATGGCCAAGCGATAACTAAAAAGTCAGCGTCTGGGTTATTTTTATAAGGTGTATATCTATCGTAAGAACCTGGTTTCATCATAGAACCACCACCATATTGTACAATAATATTTCCTACGACATTTACATTAGGGTGTGACTTCATTTGTTCAATATACCCCTCTCTATATTTTTGTAATTCTTCAACATCCGCATAACCTTTTTCAATCATAATTCTTTTGATATTCATTACAATATTCAAAAGTGATGGTGTTGACTTCATAACCAACTCTTCAAGAAACCCTGGTTTGTTTTTAAATGCTAATAATAGTTTGTTGGTTACTAAACCTAATGCCATTTTGTTTTTAGTGACAGGTGAGTTTTTGTCTAATTTAAATAAATAATTAATTACTTCATCAACACTAACGTCATTTGCCGCATAATTAGCAGAGTCTACCATGGATATTAATTGTATATCTTCAGGGCTAAAAATATCTTTTGGTGAAACAACTTGGGATATTGTCTCGACATTTGAACGTGACGCTCTAAAAGAGGTTGACTTAGTGTCTTCAGCACCAGCTTGTCTATCATGATGGTCAGTATGAATAACAAACATTGGTTTACCATGTGCAAAGTCAACTAACACAGGCATTATATCTCCTTTAGCATCGTTCTTTTTTATAGCAAACTCTTTATCGCCGTATTGGATGACGTGAGCGTCGACTACTTTGATTCCATTATCTTCAAGATATTTTTTCATAGCTAAAGCGGTTGTTACTCCATCCAAGTCTTGGTGAAAATATATTTCCGCTTTTGGGTATCTTTTAGCTAATTTGTTAATATCTCTTAACCCACTTTCTTTTAATAATTTCATTAAACAACAAATTTTGCGGGTCCACCTAACAATGAACCAATTAATGACATAGCTGAGTCTTGTTTAACTCCTTTACCAATTGACTGACCAGCTCGGTCAGTTAAACTTTGGTCTGTTTGAGTGGGTATCGAACCGCCCATTTCATCGTTCCATAATTGTTGTGCTTGTTGTGTTTTTAGATATTCTTGGTACTTTTCATCAGCATTTGGTACTGAAGTTAATAACTCATCAGGACCAACAAAATTACCTAACCCTAACCAATCTAAAAACCCTAAGTAAAATTTACTTCTTCTCATCAATGACCTTGTCGCGGGATTTCCACCAAAAATTCTTGGTACACCAGCAGCAAATTTTTGTCCTAAAGTAGCGTCTGATTTCATAAACTTAAGCCAAGAATTACCAACATCTTTATAACCTCTAAACATTTTACCTTGGTCTTTAGCCATTTGTTTTAATAAAGTTTCTTTTTCAAGTGCAGTTAATCCTTTTTCTACATTCACTAATTTACCACCTTTCACAACTTCAGATGGTAATTTTAACTCTTTACTAGCCTTTGAAAATATATTTACATATTCTTCTACTGACCTAACTAGTCCTCTACCTAATCCAGGTACTCTTCCTATAGAATTTTTAAGTAGGTCAACTAATTTGCCACCCCAACTTGGTGCCTTTTCAACCATTTTAGCGATAGGACCACCAGCAACTTTGGCGGTTTCCGCAATTTTAGCCGCGTCACCCGCTAATGCCGCCGATTTAAACGCTTTAGTGGCTCCTCCACCAATTTTTAACACCCCAACAACAGGTTTTGCAACAACATCACCAAGATAAGGAATTACAGAAACCCAAGATAAAATTGCAAATAATTTATCACCTTGTCTCCAATAACTAATACCGTTAACTAAATCAACAACCCCCGTTGGGTCAAATATACCAACAATATCCCCAACAGTATTATACCATTTAGACTCATTAATTAATTTTGATTTTTTAGGATAAATGGTTTTTAACATTTCCACAACAATTCTTTTGTCCTTATTAGATAGTTTCTCCCACTTTTCAGACAATATGTTGTTAAATTCCTCCCTATATATTTCAATTATCTTATTTTTTAATTCGTTTTCTTTTAATAAAGTTGCCATACGATATTTTTTATTATAAATATCACGAAAATAAAAAAGAGGACTTTATTTGTCCTCTTCTGTGAATTCAATCTTAACTTGTTTTTTCTCGTTAACAAAATGTTGGACTCGAGCTCTCGCAATTTCTACGTAATTTGGTGATAATTCTATTCCCAACCATCTACGGTCTAAGGTTTCCGCAGCAACCAAACTAGTACCAGAACCCGCGAACGGGTCTAAAACAACATCATTTTTATATGTTAATATTTTGATTGCCTTTGTTGGGATGTCCATTGAGAAAGTTGCCTTAGTTAAAGTCTTCGTGTCTGCAAAATAATTCCATTGTCCAAACACCAAATCAATGAACTCTCGTTTCTGTGCTTCTGTATAGAATGTTTTGTTTCTCATATTACCATTCTTATCTTCAACCTCACCAAGTTCACCAACCCATTCAGGTGTTCCTTTCACTTTCTTAATATGATTCTTTTTATATGCTAATACAACACATTCTTTTGGATTATAAATATATGGTGCTGATGGACTCATCCAAGAACCCCAAGCCGTAGTACGACTTCTGTGTGGTGATTCTTCTTCAAGGTCAATAATCCCGAAGAACTTATATCCAATTTTCTTCATAATCTGCCAAACCTCACTAACTATGAAGACACGACCACCTTTGGCTTGTCGGTTAATCTCGTAAGGAATGTTTAAGGCGATACGTCCATCGTCTTTTAAAACTCTAAAGGCTTCACTCATCCACTTTTCAGTAAACTCAAAATATTCTTCAACCAACATATCATCTTGGTGAACATCGTAATCAATTCCAACTCCGTATGGTGGTGATGTAACAATAAGGTCAACACTTCCCTCAGGGAGTGTTTTCATAACCTCAATACAATCCCCATTAATAATTTTACCAGTCTCTATCATATAATATTTTTAAAAAGTATAGATGATTTTTTACTCAGATTCAACCATGCCATAGGCATCACAATCAATTTTTTCAGTTGACTTACAACCAACCAATGACATTATAAAAAGAACACCAAACAAAATGGTTAGTATTAACATTGAGTAAAACCCAACCTTATGTGAGAAATCAACTTGTTGTTTTGACTTACCTTGCCAGTCCTCTCTATTCCATTCCATTTTATTCATTTTTTAACATGTTCTAATTGGTCTTCGTTGAAAATGTGTAATAATCCATATTCATCCATTTCACCAACCACTCTGATATCACCTTTAATTGTTTTAAAGACCCCAACAATTGTACATGGAAACGAATACCCCTTTGGTTTAACCGCTTTATCACCAACCTTAAATTTTGACTCTTTTGTAATACCCATATCACCGTCAGACAATTGTGGGTCATCCCATAATTCTTTATTTTCCATTTTCTATAAGTTGAATTTTTCTTTCTATGTACCAAATAGCCTTTTTTAAGTCTTGTATTTCTTTATCACTACCTTTTTTACCAGCTCTAGCAATATACTTATAAGCATTACCAAGATGGAAATCCAAATTTGTCGCCTCAATAACTTTAATTACTTCATATACATTACCTTCACCGCCATAATGTTGTGGGTGGTTCACTTGTTCATTTATATTTGAATTACATTGACAGGGTCCTTTACCCTCACATACACAACCCATCCCCATATTAATTTTTATTATTTTCAAACTTTATCTCGGTAGAATCAATATTAGATTTAGAATTCATCATTTCTTCAGTCAATTCATAATTATCTTCATCCCTGTACTCTTTTAAAAGTTCTTCAGGATTTAAAAACCCATTATATTTTGAAGCAATCTCATCAAAATTTTTTGTACTGACGTTTGTATACATATTATGGTGAGCAACTGATAATTCGTCAGCCATTTCTAAACTAATAATAATTTCTTTAATTATTTCATATGGGTCAGCATTTGAAGCGGGTCTTCTGTCTTCTAAATAACCTTTCCATTCTTTTGCAGTATTCCTTGGGACTCTAATTGACGCACCCCTGTCGGCAATACCCCAACTAAATTTATCTATTGATTGAGTTTCGTGTTTACCAGTTAACCTCATATCATTATCAGACCCGTACACTTTAATATGAGCGTCTTTTCTTGTTTCAAAAGATTGGAATATTGCTTTAAAGTAGTCTTCCCCACCTTTTTCTCTCATTTTTTCAGTCGAGAAGTTGGTATGTAATCCTGAACCATTCCAATCCGCATATTTACCAAATGGTTTTGGGTGGTATTCAATTTGGTACCCATATTGTTCGGATAATTTTTCCATAAAATATCTAGACACCCATAAATCATCACCAGCCTTTTTACTTCCCATAGAAAATACTTGATATTCCCATTGTCCTAAAGCAACCTCAGCGTTGATTCCAGTTATGTTAATACCATAATTCAAACACATTTCTAAGTGTTTTTCAACAAAATCTCTACCAACAACATTTGTACCCACACCACAATAGAACTTACCTTGAGGTTCAGAATTAAATGTGTGACCTAAAATAACACCTTGTTTCCCTTCTTTAATAAAATATTCTTGTTCAAATCCAAACCAAATGTCTGAATCATCATTAATAACAGCTCTACGATTTGATGGGTGTGGAGTTCCATCAGGATTCATTACTTCACAAAAAACATAAATCCTATCTAAATTGTCATTTCTATAAATTCTGACAGGTTTTAAAATACAGTCAGAATCGTGACCTTCAGCTTGTTGTGTTGACGAACCATCAAAATTCCACTCTGGTATATTCTCCAATAACGATTTAATATCTTTAAAAAAAATATTTTTATCTACAACTTTAATTTTACTCCTTAAATTTGGTTCTGGTGTATAACCATCAAGCCAAATATATTCTAATTTTATCATAATTTTGAAATATAATATTTACCTATTTTAATTGTTTTTATTTTTCCAATTCTTTCTAAAAAACTTTGTGTTGTTGTGATTTTTAATCCACATTTATTCTCACCAAATTTAATATATGACATATTTTCATTATAACCAATAAGAATATGGTAATCACCTAATGTAATTATTTTTTGCGTACCTAACCCATCAATCTTGAATCTTCGATACTTTAACCACGTAGTATCCTTCCGATATTTGGCTTTCTTCAATTTGGTTTTCATTTACTAGTATATTTAAAATTTTTTGTGTCTCTTCAACACTTTCTCTCAAAATATATTTTGAGATGTATGAAATATGCACAGGTTGTCTTAATTTAGACATTAATAGTTTATTCTGTTTTGGTGTCATACTTTTCATTTAGTTTATTTTTAATCTCATCATCAGTTAAACCTTTATCATACCAATGATATACATCTGACGCTAAACCATCCATAAAAATGAAAGCGTCGGCTCTAAATAACTCATCAAGAGACCTACCTTCATTAAGGTATCTATTGATTGTATCCATACTAACAAATCTTTTGTGAAATCCCATAACCTAAATTTAAGAAATAAATTTTTTAGTTTCAATAGTTTTTACCCTACTTTGTTGATTAATAAACGACATAATTTTTCTTTTTGAGATTGGTAATAAAGTTTCGTCTATTGGAAATATATCTTTACACTCAATTTCAAATATTGGGTAAGTACTTTCATTATTCTTTTCGTAAGTTTTAGAAACTTTGGAGATAATTTCGTGAATCGATAAATCATTTTCCTCACCAAAATAAACTAACTTTGTGGTTGTTCTATTTTGGTTTTTAGTTTTATAAACTTTAGTTATTTTATAATTCCAAATATACAAACCACCTTCACTGCGGTAATAAAAAAATCCAGACTTACTTTTAATATTATTTTTATTCTTCTTTAATACAACATCAACAGCATTATAAACAACGGACCATATTGATTTTGCGAAACCAAAATAATCATGAAGTTGTGGTTGACTATTTTTTAATATTTCATGATATTCAACTATTTCATCCTCAGACAATACGGGTATATCTTTAACTTTTAAATCACTAATTAATAACTCATCGTCATTAGTTAAAAACTTTTTATCAGTATATAAAATTTTATTTTGATTAATTAATGTTTGGATATTACCCAAATGTAAAGACAATTCAATAAACATCGGATAAACTTCCATCCGTTCTAAGTGTTTATTAAGTTTTTGGAAATAATCTAATAAAACGTATTGTTTTTGTTCGGCATCTAATATACCATCAAATAACCAATCAGTATCCATTAAAAACTCAACCTTTTTATTTTTTTTTCTTTTTTCCATCCTTATTAGAAATATAAAAAGGTTTATTAAATTATGTAGTCTTATTCAACTCTCATCACATAATAAAGGACACCGTCCTCACCTGTTACAGAATCGTAAGTACCATCGTAACTATTCATAATACCCCAACCATCGTCGTCAACTAAACCTTTGGCTAATTCATCTTTATCAACAAAATTTTGTAACTCCAACCCAAAATCTCTAATGTAATAAACAGGGTCTCTTTTAACTAGACGTATTAATTCATCAACTTTATTATCAACCATGTCTTGAGTGACTTCGTCAGGTGTAATATCATCCTTCTCTGATTCTAAATCATCTATTAGGTTTTGGAAGTCATCATATAATTCATCGTAATCTTCGGCTTCGGTATCTAACTCTTGTTGTTGACGTTCATAATCTTCAATCTCAGATTCAATTTCACTAATTCTTTTTTCTTGTTTAGGTGTTAATTCGTAATCATCTTCATCAAAGTAAATTTCAGGATTACTCCATACATCATCTTCATAATAATCTTGAAAATATTCGGCGACATAATCACCATCAATATAGTTATCAATATAATCTTGTCTAAACCCATCTAACCCAACATCCTCAATATAGTCTTCCGCATATCTTAATGCCGCAGCGTCCATCTCATCTTCATCACCAACAGCATACGATGCGTTTTGACCTAAAAATTCAAAAACTTGTAAACCATAGTGGGCGTAAGTCTCGGGAATGACATCGTAAACATCAGATTCTTCATCATCAATATCACCCACCTCATTCAAATACGTAAATAAAGCATTTGCTTTTAACCCAACCTCATCAGCGTTTTCAATACTCCATTCTTCATTTTCTCTTCTGTCATCAGCACTAGCCCTTTTCCTTCTTAGTATTTCAGCGTCAATCTTTCTTTGTAAAGGAGTATTAATTTTGCTAACATAACCTCTAACTTGCGTATCACCTAAATCACTAATGTTTGTATTATTAATACTTAAACTACCGTTAATATTTGCAACATTACCAAGCGAATCCGTTGGTGTGTTTGATAAGTTAACATCACCTTCAATCCATAAAGGTTTACCTTCAAATCTTGGTAAACGAGAAATACCTTTTCCGTGATAACCAGAAAGTTTCATCAATTCCATATATTCATTCGAGCCAATCTTATAATATTCACCTTCGGTTTGTTCAACCAATTGTTTGATTAGATTACGGAACTCACTCTCATTAAGTCTAACTTTTTTACCCATACTTATAAATACCACAAAAATAAAATAATTTTATTGGATAATTTACATTTAATTTGATGTTAGTACTATTTATTAGTATAATAAACCAATAATTAAAACTTTAATACCATGGGTTGCGGATGTAAAAATAAAGCAAATCAAACACAAAGTGTTTCAAGTCAACAGCCAAGCCAAAACCAAACTTTGGCTCAGGTTCAAGCACAACAAACAAACAACGCTTCGATTCAAGAGTCAATTCGTAAAGTTGTTGAAAAATACTACAACAAAAAGTAATTTGTGGTATTTTGAGTAATTTTTAGTTTAAGGAGGTAATACCTCCTTTTTCTATTTATATATTATTTTTTTTTGGTTATTAATTACTAAAAATAGGTTATATGGGTTTTATAAATTTAAATTCAAATAGAGGTTTAGTTAATTTACTCGCTGATTATATAATGATAGAGATTAGTGAAAAGGATAAATATGATACCATTATTGAGGTAACGGATTGTGGTAGATTTTTTGTGATTAATGGTATGACATCAAGAAAAGATTTATTAAATATTTCAGACTTATTAAATAAGTTTAAAACTGAATATGAAAGTTTGGTTAATAGTTTGGGTTATGATAATTTTAATATTATTGATTTAGTTATATATGATAATCAATTAATTAAGAAAGAAGAATTTTGGTTTGATTTTTATAATACTAATAGACCAATATTTTCAGACAAGATAATTAATTTTTTAAATTCTGATTTAAGTAAACTAAAATACCAAAAATTGGAGGATGGTCACAATTTAAATGTTGAATTGGATTTCTCTGAGGAAAATACTAACAGTTTAAATTATTTTACTTACACGCCGATGACCATTTCATCTGAATTTCCTCATGGTTATAGTTTTAATATGGGTAGAAACCATTACTATTATTCCGAATACGTTGTCAATCAACTATTCACAACATTAATGTGTAATAGAATTTCTTTTAGGTCTTCAACAAAAATAAACAGTGATGGTGATTTAAACATAGAAGTTTTAACTAATTCAATTTATTCAAACGATAAAATAAAATCTCTAATACTTGATGTTTTTAATTTTGACTTACATAAATTTAAAAAACTAATTTCAGAGTACAATTATATAGAAGATTTAACAAAACCACTATCTGAAAAACCTTGGTTAAAAAAAGACCAGTTAAAAAACATTATAATGTTTTAAACTCGTTTTGAATATGAAACAACTTGGTAAAAATCTTTTTTACCGCCACAATAGTCTTTAACTAATTCTAACAATGTTTTAAACATAAAGGCGTTGGGAGTTTGTTTTTCACATTTAATAAACAACTCAATCATCATCGAAATAAAGTCTATACTGAAAGCTCCTAAATTATCCAAACCAAAATACACGTCGGTAAAATAATCAGTATATTGTAGTTCATAGTTATTCCTTTCCTCAACAGATTTAAAAGGTTCTATTCGGTCATACAATTCCAACCAATCATTAATAAATTTACTAACATCATCTTTATCGTGTTCACATTTAAGAATTAGGTCAACAATCCAATGAGTGTGTGATGGGGCTCTCAATCTAGATGAACTTGATTTGTATTTAACAATATAATCCAATTCTGGATTATGTCCACGACTACCTTGATAAATACTTATGTATCCACCATTAGATAATTCCCAAGTTTTTAATGGATGATGAATTACACCATCTTTTTTAAAAGATAACGACATGTAACAAATATATTAAAATTTTTGTTAATAAAAAAATCCCTTACGGGATTTTATTATTTAAAGTGTTCTTTAATTATATTAACACCTTCATCAATTTCATTAAAGTCTCTGTCAGGTGTGAAGGTTTTAGTTGTTGGGTTATCGTCAGGTGATTCAATAATCATAAACGCTGGGACATATTCATTTTCCGTAACTTCAACAAATAAATCATATTCCTCTTCATAAATATTAATATCCCTATCAACGAATTCAATACCAGCCTCGTTTAATTTTTCTTTCATTTCAACACAATATGGGCACCCCTCCATTGTGAATAATACTAACACTTTATCCATTTAAAACATCATTAACAACATCTTTTATCTGAGCTTCCATAAGTACACCTGATTTAGAAAAAGACTCATTACCATTATTAAAGACTTTAATGGTCGGTATAGCTCTAATACCTAAAGTAGATGCCAATTCTCTATTTTCTTCAACATTTAATGTGTACATTTTTACTTCAGAATCATCTGAATTAATCTCATTAGCAACTTTCTCAAAAATTGGTTTCATCATTCTACATGGTCCGCACCATGGTGCCCAAAAATCAACTACAATTTTTTCACCATTACTAATTTTTTCTTTTAATACTTCTTGTGTAATTTCCATTTTTACTTATTTTTTTTTAAATTATGAATTGTAAAATCAACTATATTAGATTTATCAACCCCACTTAATATAAATATGTGGGAATTGTCTTTAATATATAATAAAATACCTGTTGGGTCATATTCTAACAATACGTCTAAGTACGTAATATTACCGTCCTCATTAACGGTTTTAACTTCCCATAATTTATGGTACTTCTGTATAGTTTTAACTATAAAATCTTCTGGTGTATATGGTGGTTCAACAGAACATATTGATGGATATGAACCAAATTTTTTCATAAAACTATCTATACAATGTAATGGTATTTCGTTTCTCATATTATATAAAAGGTAATTCACCACCATCTAGTTGTAAATATTCATTTACATTTACTTCTTCACCCCAATTTAAACTGGCACTATACATTGGTTTCAACACCCTATCATATATATTATCCATATGTAATAACATTATAGGTTCACCAACAACCATCTTGGTGTGAATTTGTCTTTTATTATGTTCCAAAACACCTTCAGGTAAATCAAATATTTTGTCATCAACTAACTTCTGAACCCTTTGGTCCAATATAGTAAGATATGGATTCCACATGTCATCCAATCTGGTATTAAACCTACCCAAACTCTGAACTCTCTTTAGTTCAACTATCTTTTCACCATTATGTCGTATTTGATATTCAATGGTGGCTCGTTCTTTACCATTAACATCACCCATTCTAAGTGATATGATAACTGACGACTCTCTCTTGATATATGTCTTCACGCAATTGGACTGGTGTGTGGACTCCATATTATACTGACTACTATTCAAAAGTAACACTGGGTGAGCAACCTCATCAATACCTAAAATAACTCTCTCAACTTCTTCTTTGAACTTGTGAGGATAAATTCTGTGGAACGTCCCTTGATTTAAATAATCAATCTTTTCAGACCAATCCATATGTTCCTGTAAGAACGAGTCGTAATTATTAGATTTCCATTTAACATTTTCAATATCTCGTAATCTAGTATAAAACCTGAAGTGGTCATTGAATGTTGATTGAGCAATATCACCTGATATAACTAACTTAAGTATTTCAAACGCGTTCTTACGTTCAACAGGTCTTTCTTGTAATATCTTAATTCTCTCAGGATTAACACCATATGTAATGTGACCTAAATCATTGTCGATAATACTTTTGATTGTTTCATCATCCAATGACAAAATAAACTTCTCGCCAAAAACATTTTGAGTATCGAATAATCCAGTTAAGTTAGTTGTTTTTGTAGTATGCAAAATTCTTTTTAACTTATCACCTTTAATCCCATTAAGTTTCATGTAGGCCTCAATGTACTTAAATTTGGTTTTCTTTAAATGTTTTTTGGTAACAGCAGGAAACGAAGTTCTAAATATTTTCCAATTGTTAGAATATTTAATACCATTATGGTCTAAGTACAACTTATACATTAACTCATCAGAATTAAGATTAGTCTCCAATGTTTTAATTGGTAAATAACTAAAGAACGTTTGGATAACCTCATTAACGAATTGTGATAGACTTCCAGGGTCTTTGGTGGTGATTCTACCTTCAGGTATAAAATAAGAGTATAGAACAGTTCTGAGATGGGTTTTCATACAATTCATCGGTTCACCATAAAAGGTGTTCTTAACAATCCTCTTAGAACACTTTCTTTTCTTGTGGTAATTGGTCATGTGACCATAGTAAACCGAACCTTCCTTTTCATTAAACCCCACGTATCTTATACCAGTGTGTTTAACAAAATAAGGCTTACCGACTTTTCTGATATTGGAGTAAGTGAATACTTTAAGGGCAGTCTTACCTTCTTGTCGTTCAACAACAACAATAACCCTCTCGTATAACACAGTGGCTAATGGATTACCGTAGTTGGTTAAAAAGGTTTCCTCGTCTTTTTTCTCGTGGTCCAAAACAAATTTACGATATTTTGGATGATAGTCTTTAGGTTCACCTATTAAATCAACAATATCCCCAAATAAATCATCTTTATTTAAATCAATGTTTCTTTTAACCACAACAGGGTTAAAGTCATTGGTGTCTTTATGGAGACCAGTGTAATGACGTTCAAATACTTTCTTATATAAAGTTTCCCTCATAGTATAAATTTAAATAAAAAAAGGGGGAGTTTCAACTCCCCCACTGTGATTAACACAACTCTTCAGCAATTTCCCAAAGTTTAGTATTCACTTGGTTCACAGCCATGATGTTTTTCAACCCGCGTAACCCTGTCTTGCGACCTCGAGACGATTTGTACTCAACACCACCACGTACAAACTTCTCTTGGACTACGTTAAAGACATTCCATAAGGTATTATCTTTATCTTCTTCTCTAATAGGGTTAAGGATTGACATAACATCAAGTGACGATGGTACAGAGCCAGCTTTCCAACGAACATCAACAGCTTTTTCAATAAAGTTGACACGTTCAACCTCACTCAACTCACGACTCATCATTCGGTCTACAGAGCTTTGAATCTTGGGAAGACGACCTGCAAAACTCTCAGTTAATCGTTTTACATCGTCCAAGTCAAATCGGCTGTGACGTAGGTTAAACGCCTCAGATAGCGATGTGGGAACTGTTAGACCATTACTACAAACCAATCTGTGTAGACCCGCACTTACTGAAAATGTCGCCATTCCATTGTGTGAATTACGGATAATCGCTTCAACCAAAGAGTCACCAACCTTAGGTAACTCACCGTTACGGAAACGAAGTTCGTGTAGTGCGTGATTTCCGCGACCCATCTGTTTTACAGACGCCAAGTTCCATCCTTCCATTTGGAAGTTCTCCATAATCTCGTTGGTTGGTACAAATACGTATCGGTTAGATAACTTAGGTGAAGGTGATGTTGCAAATACTGATGGTGCAACTTCTTTAATCAATTCGGGTGTATAAATCATATTAATTTGTTTTAATTATAACACAAAGATATGTATAATTTTTTAAAGTACCAAATCAATTCATACAAATATCACCAAATTTTGTCTTTTCAAAAACACCATTAACTTTTGTTTCAATATTATCAGTTTTTACCACATCAATTAAACTAACAACAATATCAATTATTTGTGTTCTAGTTAAAGACACATCATCACCCTTCTCATCATTTAAATAACAAACTTCTTTTACTTTATTATAAAAAAGTTCTTTATTTATTTCACCTATAAGTTCTTTTAGGGAGGTAGGATTGTTATCGAAAAATGTTTTAAATTGGTTAAGGTATATTTCAACATCAACAT